ACCCAATGCACTGACGTACGCCTTGGCGACGTTTTGAGATACATACAAGTAAACGTCAGGCTTTCCGTACAGGGCAGCAGGGTCGTTGTAGGTGGTTTGAATGCGGTTTACTTTTTGAACTACGCAAACCTTACGGTGACTTATGATGCCACCAACACGGATGCGATTGACGTTCTCGGAAGCGGATTGACCGCTTACAAATACGAATTGAAAGGAACCTCCTCTTTCGAGCAGGCAATCACTTCTTCTCGTGACAACGGAACCACTTTCTTCGACCAGACCTTGAACCTGACCTTGCACAAATTGAGCAAGCAGTCTCACAAGGAAATCAAGTTGATGGCCTACGGTCGTCCGATTGTTATCGTTGAAGACCGCAATGGTAACTTCTTCGTTGCTGGCTTGAAGTACGGTTGCGAGGTTACAGGTGGCACTATCGTAACTGGTGCTGCTATGGGTGACGTGAGCGGGTATACCTTGACCCTAAACGGACAAGAGCCTGTTCCTGCGAACTTCTTGGATGGCACTTTGTCCGCAGCTGGTATTTCAACTATCGTTACTGGTTCTGATTTTTAATTATCTTTGACGTATGAATAAGCCGTTAGAGATTATTAACCGTATGCGAAAGGTTGAGTTGTCTGTCATAGATGAACTCAATTCTGCTATTGCCTCCATCGGGCCACTGGATTCCGACTACGACGTTATTATTCGTAACACAGATAGTTTTTTGAAACAGGCTCGTACTCTAACCGGGGCTTATGAACTGGTTACGACACAGGCGGCAAAGGCCTTAAAGGAATATCAGAACGTCTTATCTGAACTAACCAAAGCCCAGCGAAAGTACGTTGCGCAGGCAAAGGAGTTGGGTATTGACGCAAAGAAAACGCCAGAATACAACAAGTCTCAGCAACAATCGTTCTTTCTTGAAGTTAAAATTGCTTTTTTGAAAAACGAATTGGAGAAGGAGCTGAAATCTGCCATACCTAACCTATAAATAAAATGAGCAAACAAACAGTTTACAATATCTTGGCTTCTAATCCAGTTAAGGTTGAGTTAGCATTGGTTGATGACATTAAGCAACTTGTTAATTTTCTGGAGGGAGACACCAACGAGGTAATTGGATTAAAAAAGACAATTAAAGAATTGACAAGCGAACTTGATGCAGCGCAATCGGCTGGAATTCAAAAGTTCAAAACACTTAGCTCTTTGCGCTCAGACTACGAATCTAAACTCAAGGAATTAGGCTTGGAAGTGAGTTCAAATCCAGTTTACAAAAATCTTGAATCCACATTGGACAAGTGGTCGGATGCGAATTCATTGAAAGTTTGATAATTACAGAAATAGTCAGAAAGGCCACCTTCGGGTGGCTTTTTTGTTTGTAAGAAAAACAAAACGCCTGCCCTGAGTTAATTAAAAGATGAACATCTTAACAACAAGCGCATCAAGCCAAAACCTCGTTATCATTCCGAGGTCGTTTCCTGCTTCGGTGGTTGTTAAACTCACCAACGAGTCGACTAACACCACGCAACAACAGACGATAACTCCAACGTCCGCAAATGGCTATATGACCATTGCTGCCGCTTGGACGTTAGCAGAGGCCAACTTCTACTTATTGGAAGTATTTAGCGGCTCTAACTTAATCTACCGCGGTCGTGTATTTTGCACCAACCAAACGAACTTCGAGAAGTACACTGTCAACTCAGGCGTGTACACGCAGGAGACGGCGGGAGATAATACATTTGTGATAATATGAGCAACATTCGATTCGTAGCAATGAACTCCTACGTTAAGCCCGAGATTAAAGAGGTGGCTAACAAGGGGTGGGTAGAATATGGTGACGATAACAACTACTTCCAATACCTGATTGATAGGTACAACGGAAGCCCGACCAATAACGCTATTATCAACGGTATCATTGATATGGTGTACGGAAAAGGCCTTGGGGCAACAGACGCGTCCAGAAAGCCCGACGAGTACGCAATGATGATGGGTCTATTTACAAAGGACTGCGTGAAGCGTGTTTGCTCTGATTTTAAGATGATGGGTAACGCTGCTATGCAGGTTATCTACAACAAAGACCATTCAAAGATTGTCAAGGTCGAGCATATCCCAGTAGAGACGCTACGAGCCGAGAGGTGCAACGAGGATGGTGATATTCCCGCTTACTACTACGCCAAGAGCTGGGATGCAGTTAAGATGCGCAAGGAAGAGCCAGTACGGATTGACGCTTTTGGAATGTCGAATAGCGGCATCGAAATCCTTTACATCAAGCCGTATAAAGCAGGATATTACTACTACGCACCTACCGACTACCAAGGTTCGTTGCCATACGCAGAACTGGAAGAGGAGGTTGCCAACTACCACATCAACAACATCAAGAATGGCTTAGCTCCTTCGATGCTGGTTAACTTCAACAACGGAATTCCAACCGAAGAAGACCAGACCTTAATCGAGCGTCGTATTGCCGATAAGTTCTCTGGTAGTTCAAATGCTGGTCGGTTTATCTTGGCGTTCAACGACAACAAGGAACTCGCAGCAACAATCGAACCCGTACAACTGTCAGACGCAAGCGACCAATACCAATTCCTGTCTACGGAATGCACCCAAAAGATTATGGTAGGCCACAGGGTGACTTCTCCGATGCTTTTAGGTATCAAAGACCAGTCAGGACTGGGTAACAACGCGGAGGAGCTTAAAACGGCTTCTATTCTGTTTGACAATATCGTTATCCGTCCACTTCAAGAAATGATTCTGGATGCTATTGAGCAAATCCTTTCATTTAACCAAGCGACTCTAAATATCTACTTCAAGACCTTGCAGCCGTTGGAGTTTAAGGAAGAGATTGTTGCTCCTTCCGACGTAGTGGAAGAATCTACGGGCGTAGAAGATAGCGGTCTCGCCTTGTCTTCTGATGTTACCGATGCTCAACTGGAAGAGGTATTTGACCGCCTTGCTGAGTTTGGCGAAGAGGAGGATTTGGAGAACTGGGACTTGGTAGACGAGCGGCCTGTTGACTACGAGCAAGAGGCGTATTTAGATTCACTTCTCAAATTGAGTGAGTCGGCCAGTTCTTATATGGCGAATCTTGCTAAAACAGGAGACGCATTCCCAAACGCCAAAAGCGAACAGGACGGAATAAGCAAAGACGGCCGCAAGTACAAGATTCGTTACGCCTACGCCCCTAATTCAGCAAAGAGCAATAGCCGTGACTTCTGCAAGAAGATGGTAGCCGCTAAAAAGGTCTACCGCAAGGAGGACATTGAGCGGATGGGCAAGCAAGAGGTAAACGCTGGCTTTGGCCCACGAGGTGCAGCTAACTACGATATCTGGTTGTACAAAGGGGGCGCACGTTGCCACCACTTCTGGATGCGTAAGACCTACTTGGCAAAGGCCGAAGGCGTAACTCCAGACGCAAAGAATCCGAATGCTGATATTTCGGTTAACCAAGCCCGCAAAGCAGGAGTCGACCTCCCGAAGAACGACAAGAAGGTTGCCACTCGCCCTGTTGATATGCCAAACGAAGGTTTCCTTCCAAAATCTAAGAAGTAATGCCAACTGCGCTTTTTATCAAACGAGAAGATATTGTCCGCAACACGGCAATCTCAGGCAACGTAGATACGGACAAGTTTCTGCAATTTATCAAGATTGCCCAACAGATTCACGTCCAGAACTACACAGGCACAAAGTTGTACGACAAGATTTCTACCGAAATCCTAAACGACACCTTGGCAGGTGACTACTTGGCCTTAGTAGTGGACTACATCCAACCGATGCTTATCCATTTCGCAATGACCGAGTACCTTCCCTTTGCAGCGTATACCGTTGCCAACGGAGGCGTATTTAAGCATATCAGCGAGAATTCAACAAACGCAGAAAAGATAGAGATTGACTACTTGGTCGAGAAGGAGCGAACGATAGCGCAGTATTACGCTCAACGATTCATCGACTATATGGCTTTCCATTCAACTGAATTTCCAGAGTACAATGAAAACGTCAACGAAGACATCTACCCAGACCGAGACAACCGTGCGTCCTCGTGGGTGCTATAAGGCGAAGGAGTCGAACGTAATTAAATTGAAACGATATGTCGAGTCCAAATAATAACATAGACTGGGGGCAGGGAAGCGCAATGAACCAAGACGGTTGGGGGCAGGGATATGTCAACAACATTTCGTGGGGATTCATTCACCCGAACTCTTGGGGGCATCCAGAAACGAACCTAACGGGTCAGAGCGGTGATGCGTACGACTATTTCTATTTGCAACGTGTAACGGCAGCAGGGGGCTACTACGAGGGTAGTGCTTGTGCTATTGCTAAAATCGATTCTTGGTTATGAGCGGATTTTTTGACGATGCGTCTTGGGTATTAATCCCCGAAGGAATCAAGGAGGACGTTGTATACGCCCAAAAGCCAACCAATGGATTGGGGGATTTGACGTTCACCCGTGCGAGCGATGCCACCCGTACCAATTCGGCAGGGGTGATTGAACGTACTCCGTGGAATTTGTTGCAGTTTAGTGAACAGTTTAGTAATGGGGTTTGGAGTAGGATAAATGCTACGATTGGTATTGATGCGACTATTGCTCCGAATGGTACATTGACTGCGGATAAATTGATTCCAAACAATGGAGTAACCCCTACGGCAAATGATTCCTCATTAACTCTCCAACCTCTCGCATTAAAAGCGGATGTGTATACATTTTCTATTTATGCTAAAGCTGCGGAGTTTACTTCAATTCGTTTCCGTGAGATTACACATAGCGGTCAACTGTTAACCGTTAATTTGACCAATGGTGTAATAACTGGAGGGGGTAGTCAGTTTAATAATCGAGCAGCAACAAATGTTGGGAATGGTTGGTATCGTATTTCATTTACGAGCAACTCGACAGTTTTAATGACCAACGCAAGTCAGTACGCAATTCGTTGTGCTGAAACTGGAAATGGAACAAGCGGTATTTTCATCTGGGGCGCACAACTGGTAGAAGGCACAGACGCAAAGCCCTACTTCGCAACTACCAACAGACAAGATGTACCACGACTGGACTACCGCAATGCAGACGGGAGCGTGAGTACTTGTCCTCGCCTCTTGCTCGAACCCCAGCGCACCAACTCCATCCGAAACTCCACGATGGTGGGGGCGGTGGCGGGTAGTCCTGGGACGTTGCCTACGAATTGGGGAGCGACTCTTGGTTTGACCCAAACCATTGTTGGAACAGGAACCGAAAACGGCCTTCAATACATTGATTTGCGATTTAATGGCACTGCAAGTGCTTCAAGTACACGAGTTCGATTTGAGGCAACGAATGGAATTGCTGGAACTGTTGGACAAAACTGGTCTGCTTCTTTATGGGCGAAAAATGTAGCAACACCAAGCCCTCCAAATAGCACATTTATGCGTATTTCGGAGCGAAACGCTGGAGGTACTGCATTGGCTCAAGGTGACTTAACAATTACACCAACTACAACGCTACAAAGAT